ATGGATGGTGGGGAAAAGATACCACAAAGAGGCTGCAGCGCATCTTTAAAACTCTGGTTGATGGGATCGTATCAAACCAGGATCCTGCTCAGAAGAAATATTTGCTCAGAGCTGATTCCGGATCGTGGGATTTCAAAGGCACCGGGAATGGTTCGGATCTGATCGGCGCCATGCAGAGGTACGTCGGAGAAAAGGACGACGGATTCATGGGCAAGAAGACGATCATGGCATGGCAGAAAAAACTTGGTGTTACTGTTGACGGGTACATGGGAGAGAACACCGTTAAGAAGCTGCAGCAGTGGATCAACAAGCAGAAATAATAATTTACCCCGGGGCTATTGCTCCGGGGCCTTTTTTATTGTCAATATTCCATTTTTACAATCGAGGATTACGGATCTGTCGTCTTCCGTGACTCCCAGTTCCCGGATCATGTCTGCGGGAATATTGATTTTATATGTCATAGCATTTTTTGATGCATTCCCGCCAGCTTTGTTAAATATCACATTACGCTTGACTTGCATTGCATGTCCTCCTGATGTATAATAAATTTGTCGTACAGAGTGGACGCTCTCTGATACGGATCCGCCAGCAATTCCGGCGGACGCGGATTGAAATAATAAGATTTATAATAATCTCAGCACTCCAAAATGTCGCAAGCAGTGGATGCTCTGCATTGCGGAGGGGATAGCAAAACCATCCCCCACGGATTGAAATGGCAAGATTTATTATAATCTGGTAGACGGCAGGGCAAACGCCCTGTCTTTTACTTTGCGGCTTTTCCGGCGCTATAGCAATCATAAAACCGGTCCGTAAGCTCCGCTAGATATTTTGGGCTGAGTTCCGCCTTCAGAACATCCGGGATCCACTTATAACTTTCCGAAAAAGTGGACTGCATACTTCCGATCTTTGATGCTCTCTTTACCATCTCTAATTTATACATTTCACCAAGTTCTTCCAAGGTGATATCTCCGTTCCTGACTGCCGCTTTCCCGTCTGTCGTCAAAATTGACATTGCTTCATTCTTTTTAATCGTTCCGATACCTCTGATATACATCCTAATACCTCCCTATTATGCGTAAGCTCTTACGAGATCCTCAATATCCTTTGTTGATCCTTCCCAATATTTTTCGTGTCCGTTAAATTTAAGGCCGTATGCTTTTAAAGTCTCTTTGCATTTGTATGTTTCACCGGATACGACTCCATCACCAAGATTAATAAGCACTTCGCATCCGCTGATATTAAAATTAAAATATTTCTGTGCGATAATTGCGTTCGCTTTTACGGCTGCCTTTGCTTCGGACCATGCCTTTTTCATTGCTTCGCTCATTGTGATCCAGAATCTTTCCGAAAGTTTTCTTGATCCTCTATAAAGCGTCCAAGCTCTTTTCATGATGTTTGATAAGTTGTATTTTTTCATTTCCGTGTCCTCCTTGTTTATTTCCTTTCTGTGATTATAATATAACATATTGGTAACCAATAGTCAAGAGGAAAATGCACGGAATTTAAAAATCCCGGAGCCATCACTCCGGGGTGGAATATTGTATCATCTAGGGGCAGAAAAGGGGCAAAAAGTCTTTTCCTACATTGCATTTAGCAGTGTTTCTACTATATAATATACGCGTGTTTACGTTGCATTGCGGTACTATAGGAGAATAGGAGTGTTTGATAATTGGATATTATCACATTGTAGAAAAAAGTTCAACAATAATTGAAAAATAATGTTGACAAAATTGAAACACAGTGATAGCATATGAGTGTAAACAAAATGTCAACAAAAAATCAGGAGGTGATATGGTGACAGATACAAAAGAATTGAATAGGCTTATCCATGAATCAGGACTTACAAAAAGCTATATAGCTAATAAACTTGGAATATCACTCTATTCTTTTCAGTTAAAAAGAGAAAATAAAAGGCAGTTTACAGCGGAGCAAATAAAAATTCTTTGCGAATTACTTGATATAAGGTCACTAAAAGAGAAGGAAAAAATTTTTTTTGCTTCGGAAGTAGACAAAGCGATGTAAGAAAGGGGTGAGAACATGAGTGATGTAAGGGAACTGAAACCGGAGCCAGCAGAGATTAAGCTGATCAATCCCAGAAGGACAAGCCTGATTCCGGCAGAGAAGCCGAAGCGTGATCCGGCGCCGATCAGACAGAAACGCAATTTCGCACAGAAGGTCATTCTATTTCTGGCATGCGTTGGGGCAGGATTCTTCGGTGGAGTAGCGACGGTAGCGGTAATCCTACTTTACTGTCTGCAGGCGGGACCGATCTGAAGGGAGGTGAGAGAGTTGACGGATGAAAAATTCAAGTGGTGGTACGGATGGCTGAAAGAGGAACTTGAAAGATATCCGGGAAGAGATGACGAGATCGCACGGACTGCGATTATCGCAGGGTTTTTTGACGGAATGCCGCCAGAGACAGTATTTACGGCAGCTCAGATCAGCGAGATACTCGCCCTCAGGAGACCAGAAAAAGAATGAGCGCCCACATGAGCCGGCAAGCTCGGGCACTCAGCAAATTAACCAATTACATTTTAACAGAAAGGAAAAAGAATGGAAAGTATCAAAATCAACAAACTTGAAATCGAAAATGTGAAGCGCATCAAAGCTGTGAAGATCGAACCGACAGCCAACGGTCTGACAATCGTTGGCGGAAACAACAACCAGGGAAAGACCTCTGTGCTCGATTCTATCGCATGGGCTCTGGGCGGAGAAAAGTACCGTCCTTCACAGGCTCAGCGGGACGGCTCAACAATCCCGCCGACCTTACATATTGTAATGAGCAATGGCCTTGTTGTGGAAAGAAAGGGAAAGAACAGTTCACTTAAGGTTACGGATCCAACCGGAAACAAGGCGGGACAGCAACTCCTGAATGAGTTTGTAGAACAGCTCGCTCTTGACCTGCCGAAGTTCATGGAGAGCTCGGGAAAGGAAAAAGCGCAGACTCTTCTCAAAATCATCGGTGTCGGTGATCAGCTCGAGGTATTAGATAAGAAAGAGAAAGAACTGTATAATAACCGTCTTGCGATCGGACAGATTGCAGACAGAAAAAAGAAGTTTGCCGACGAACAGCCGTACTATCCGGATGCTCCAAAAGAAATGATCTCTCCGTCTGAACTGATCAGGCAGCAGCAGGAGATCCTTGCGCGGAACGGCGAAAACCAGAGAAAAAGAGAGCGACTGAATGAGATTACCATGAATAAACATCGGGTTTTCGATGATATTGGGCGGCTGGATGAACAGATCGCAAATCTCCAGAAGCAGAAGGAGCAGTTGACAGAAGAATATAATCAGGCTGTCAGAGATGAAGAAACTGCACAAAAAACAGTCATGGAGCTTCAGGACGAGTCCACCGCCGAACTGGAAGCGTCTCTTGCCAATATCGAGGAGATTAACCGGAAAGTCAGAGCAAACATGGATAAGGATAAAGCAGAGGATGATGCTCTTGACTATAAGAATCAGTACAATTCCCTGTCGATTGAGATCGATAAAACCAGAAAAGAGAAAACGGATCTGCTGCAGTCTGCAGAGCTTCCGCTTCCGGATCTGTCTGTAAAAGACGGAGAACTGATATATAAAGGTCAGCAGTGGGACAACATGTCCGGATCTGACCGACTGAAGGTATCCACGGCGATTGTACGGAAACTGAATCCGAAGTGTGGATTTGTCCTTCTGGACAAGTTGGAGCAGATGGACCTGAATACGCTAAAGGAGTTCGGGGCGTGGCTGGAGCAGGAAGGACTGCAGGCAATTGCCACAAGAGTGAGCACAGGAGACGAATGCAGCATCATTATTGAGGACGGATATGTGAAGGATGAAACTCCGGAACCTCAGAAGAAAGCCTGGAAGGAGGGCACATTTTGAAGATAACCAGAGGGAAGATCAATAAAGCAAAGAAAATCGTTGTCTATGGTCCCGAGGGAATCGGAAAGTCTACATTTGCAAGTAAATTTCCGGATCCTGTGTTTATTGATACGGAGGGGAGTACAAATGACATGGATGTGGCGAGACTTCCGCGTCCAACAAGTTGGACAATGCTCCTGGAAGAAATCGACTATGTAAAAAAGACAGTTGGGCTCTGTAAGACTCTTGTGATTGATACGATCGACTGGGCGGAACAGCTCTGCGTGGAATATATCTGTGCAAAGCACAGCAAGTCTGGGATCGAAGATTTCGGATATGGAAACGGGTATGTGTATACCAAAGAAGAATTTGGACGATTCCTGAACCGTCTGACTGATGTGATCGAGGCAGGTATTAATGTCGTACTGACAGCCCATGCTCAGCTCCGAAAGTTTGAACAGCCGGATGAAATGGGCGCTTATGATCGTTGGGAGCTGAAACTGGGAAAAAAGACACAGTCTCAGACTTCACCGCTTGTAAAAGAGTGGGCAGATATGCTTTTATTCTGTAATTATAAAACGCATACCGTAGCTGTAGATGATAAAGGGAAAAAGCATAAAGCCATGGGCGGTAAGCGGGTAATGTATACCACTCATCACCCATGCTGGGATGCAAAGAACCGGTATGGACTGCCAGAGGAATGTGAATTTGATTACAGCGTGATTTCCGGAATCATCGAAAAAGGACCGTCTGCAGATCAGACCAAAACAAAGGAGCAGGTTCAGCATTCTGCGGAACCTGATAAAAGGAATACTCCTGACTTTATGGATATTCCTGAAGGATCTCCGGAGCAGATGGAGTTTGATACAAGTCCGCCGGAAAAACAGGAAAAAACAGAGGAGAAACCACCTCATACAGAACCTGACAAGCCTGTGCCGAGATCCAGTGTATTCCACGTCCGTGAGAGTATTCCCAAAGCTCTTCGTGACTTGATGGAAGAAAAGCTGGTCTCCGAAGAAGAAATTCAGCAGGTTGTTGCGGATCGTGGTTATTATCCGAGATCGACCCCGATCACGAATTACGATCCGGACTTTATCTCGGGGGTGCTGGTGGGAGCTTGGGGACAGGTATACGGCATGATTGAAAAACTGCGGGAGTCCTATGAGATCCCGTTCGATGAATATAAGAAATAGGAGGACATTTTTTAATGAGTGAAATGGATAGAGAATTAGGCTGGGATGATGTGATCGAAAAAGATAGTAATTTCGTCACGCTTCCTGAAGGAGACTATGATTTTGTAATCGATCATTTTGAGCGGGCAAGACATCCGGGCAGTGATAAAATACCTCCCTGCAATAAAGCCCTTGTGTTCTTCCGGGTTATGGGACCCGACGGACAGGAGACAACAATCCAGGAAGGGTATATTCTGCATACAAAACTGGAATGGAAGTTATCAGAACTGTTCTGCGGTGTAGGACTGAAAAAGAAAGGGGAAAAGCTGAAAATGAACTGGCCGGCACTTCCCGGGCTGAAGGGACGCGCACAGATTTCTCTCGATGCGGATCCGAAAGACCCGAGCAAAAAGTACAACCATATCAAAAAAATCTATCCCTTTGAGGAAAAGAAGTTTGAGGCAGGGAAGTTTTAATGGAACTGAGACCATATCAGAAAGAAGCAAAGGAAGCAGTCTTTGAACAATGGGAGAACGGCACCAGAAGAACTCTTCTGGTCCTTCCTACCGGCTGTGGGAAGACCATTGTATTTGCAAAGATCACAGAAGACTGTGTAAGTCATGGCGATCGGGTATTGATCCTGGCACACCGCGGGGAACTTCTGGATCAGGCGGCAGACAAGATCGCGAAAGCAACCGGGCTTGGATGTGCAACAGAGAAAGCAGAACAGTCCTGTCTGGGGAGCTGGTTCCGTATCACAGTTGGATCAGTTCAAAGCATGATGCGGGAAACACGGCTGAGCCGGTTCCCGGAAGACTATTTTAACACCATCATTATTGATGAAGCGCACCACTGCATCTCAGACAGTTACCAAAGAGTGCTGAAACATTTCCCAGATGCAAAGGTCTTGGGGGTGACAGCGACGCCGGACCGAGGAGACATGAAGAACCTGGGGCAGGTCTTTGAGTCCCTGGCATATGAATATACTCTTCCGAAAGCAATCAAAGAAGGATATCTGTCGCCAATCAAAGCGGTGACAATCCCTCTTCAAGTAGATCTGACAGGTGTGGGGATGCAGTCCGGAGATTTTAAGGCAGGGGACCTGGGAACAGCCCTGGATCCGTATCTGGAGAGCATTGCGAAAGAAATGGAAAAATACTGTAAAGATAAAAAGACGGTGGTATTTCTGCCGCTTGTGAAGACCAGCCAGAAGTTTCGGGATATCTTAAATGACCATGGCTTTCAGGCTGCGGAAGTGAACGGAGAGAGTCAGGATCGCGCAGTGATACTGGAGGATTATGCAAAAGGAAAATATAACGTCCTGTGCAACTCCATGTTGCTGACGGAGGGATGGGACTGCCCTGATGTGGACTGCATCGTTGTCCTTCGACCGACAAAAGTGAGGAGCCTGTACTGCCAGATGGTTGGGCGCGGCACCCGGCTTGCACCCGGGAAAGATCATCTTCTACTGCTGGACTTCCTGTGGCATACGGAGAGGCACGAGCTTTGCCATCCGGCGCATCTGATTTGCGAGAGCGAAGAGGTCGCGCAGAAAATGACAGAGAATCTGGAGAAAGATGCCGGCTGCCCGGTAGATATCGAAGAGGCAGAGAAGACTGCATCTGAAGATGTTGTGGCACAGAGAGAGGAAGCGCTGGCACAGAAACTGGCGGAGATGAAGCGCAGGAAGCGCAAGCTGGTAGATCCGCTGCAGTTTGAGATGAGCATTCAGGCAGAGGACCTTGCCGGATATGTTCCGGCGTTTGGTTGGGAAATGGCACCGCCTTCGGATAGGCAGAAGAAGACGCTTGAGAAACTGGGAATCATGCCGGATGAGATTGACAATGCCGGGAAGGCATCGAAACTGCTGGACCGTCTGGACAAACGCAGGCAGGAAGGACTTACCACGCCTAAGCAGATCCGTTTCCTGGAAAGCAGAGGGTTTCAGCATGTTGGAACATGGCAGTTTGATGCAGCAAAGAAACTGATTGACCGGATCGCGGGGAATGGTTGGAGGATCCCGCACGATATCATACCGTCAGAATATAAAGGAGCATGACAATGGAGCAAAGGGCAGATCTTTTAGAAATACTGGACAGCATTCATCCCGCGGATCTGGACTATCAGGAATGGGTTAATGTGGGAATGGCGCTCAAACATGAAGGATATACAGCGGCGGACTGGGACCGGTGGAGCCAGGGGGATCCTGCCCGTTACCATTCGGGAGAATGTTTCCGGAAATGGGGCAGTTTCCATGGATCTTCCGAACCAGTTACTGCAGGGACAATTGTGCAGATGGCTATGGAAAGAGGATGGATGCCGGAGCGCGATCCAGGGCATGAACTGGACTGGGATGACCAGATTGGAGAAAAAGATGATCTGGTGGTTATTGACAAAGGCTGGATAGAGGGAAAGGAGATTCAGGAACCAAAGAACTGGGATCCGGTAAGGGATCTGATCAGGTACCTCGAAACACTGTTTGAAGCAGGGGAAAATGTCGGATATGTTACACAGAGCTGGGAGAAAACCGATGAAAAGGGAACACGGTGGCTGCCGACAAAAGGGAACTGGGACCGGACGGCAGGACAGCTGATCCAGGAGTTGAACCGGTGTAATGGCGATATCGGCGCTGTTGTCGGGGATTATAACCCAGAAGCAGGAGCGTGGATCCGTTTCAATCCTCTTGATGGAAAAGACTGTAAAAATGAAAATGTAACGGATTTTCGGTATGCACTGGTGGAATCGGATGCCATGGATCTTGACCAGCAAAACGCTCTGATCAGGGAACTTGAGCTTCCAGTGGCAGCGCTGGTGTTCTCCGGCAAGAAAAGCCTGCATGCAATCGTCAAGATTGAAGCGGCAGATTATAAGGAATACAGGCAGCGTGTAGAGTATCTTTACAATATCTGTAAAAAGAATGGGCTGAGGTTGGACACACAAAACAAGAATCCCTCAAGGCTTTCCAGAATGCCGGGAGTGCTCAGGAACGGGAAGAAACAGTTCCTGGTTGATACGAATATCGGGAAAGAATCCTGGGAAGAATGGCAGGAATGGATTGAGAGTGTCAATGACGACCTTCCGGATCCGGAATCTCTTGAAAACGTCTGGGAAAATCTTCCGGAACTGTCCCCTTGTCTGATTGACGGGGTGCTCAGAAAGGGACATAAGATGCTGATAGCAGGACCATCAAAAGCAGGAAAATCATTTCTTCAGATTGAACTCTGCATTTCCATAGCTGAAGGAAGGCACTGGTTAGGATGGAGATGCGATCAGGGGAGAGTGCTGTATGTAAACTTAGAACTAGATCGTGCAAGCTGCCTGCACCGTTTTCATGATGTATATGATGCACTGGGATGGAAGCCGGAGCATCTGGACAGCATTGATATCTGGAATCTGAGAGGAAAGTCTGTACCGATGGACAGGCTTGCACCGAAGTTGATCCGGAGAGCAGCAAAAAAAGATTACGTGGCGATCATCATAGACCCGATCTATAAGGTCATTACAGGAGATGAGAACAGCGCGGACCAGATGGCGAATTTCTGTAATCAGTTTGATAAGATCTGTTCTGAGCTTGGATGCGCAGTGATTTACTGCCACCATCATAGTAAAGGCAGTCAGGGCGGTAAGAAGTCCATGGACCGCGCCAGCGGATCCGGCGTATTTGCCAGGGATCCGGATGCACTTTTAGATCTGATTGAACTTGAAACCACGGATGCTCTTATGAAGCAGGAAGAGAATAAAGCAATCTGTCAGGTCTGCATAGACTGGCTGAGAAGATATGATAACGGTCTGATAGACGGTGTTTCACAGGATGATATGTGCAGCAGTGTCCAGATGCTGGATTACTGCCGTGAAAAGCTGAAATCCCTTGATTTTAAGGCACTGAATGTGAAAGTGCAGGAAGCAGTGGACGGAGTTAAAACAATGACTGCTTGGCGCATTGAGGGAACTCTGAGAGAGTTCCCGAAGTTTCAGCCGGTGAACCTGTGGTTTGATTATCCAATCCATCGTAATGACGAATCCGGAGTCCTGAAAGACATCCAGCCGGAAGATGAGAGGCCGGCATGGCAGAAAGGTAGCGTAAATAATAAGAAGAGTGCGCAGAGCCGAAAAGAAGATCGGAAACGAGCACTCCAGGAGGCTGTTGAGGGCTGTAATTTTGGTGAGATACCGACAGTAAAAGATGTTGCTGAGTACCTTGGAATCTCAGAGAGGACGGTCCGTGATCGCATCAAAGAGCATGGTGGATACACGATCAAAGACGGTGAGGTACATAAAAAAATGAAAAAGAAGAGTGCGGGGAAGACTGAAAGTTCAGACATCCCCGCCGAAGAATAGATTGCGGGAAAGCCTTAAAAATAGACATCCCCGCACAGTCATATAATGATGGGGAAGACTGAATTTAAGGCATCCCCGCAATGAGCCGAAGAGTGCGGGGAAGACTGAAAACAAGACATCCCCGCGGCGGCGGGGAAGACTACCCCCTAAAGGGGGTAAAATAAAATCCCCGCACTGGGTTACGGGGGTAGGAGAGGGACGGGCCTAAGGCTGCCCGGCCCCGTCTCCCTTCCCCCTCCCCGTAACTAGGGCGCACAGGAAAAAGAAAATGATTTCGCACATTAAAGAGGTGAAGTGAATGGAGTTTTTTATGGCAATGGTTCCGCCGACTGTTACGCATCAGGAAAAGCAGGTGCATGTGGTAAATGGCAGACCAAAGTTTTATGAGCCACAGGAGTTGAAGGTAGCACGGGCTAAGCTGGAGTCACATCTGGCGCAGCATAAACCGGATCAGAAGTACGAGGGAGCGGTGGAGCTGGTCTCCACATGGTGTTTTCCACGGGGAAAGCACAAGGATGGAGAATACCGGATCACAAAGCCGGATACGGACAACCTTCAGAAGCTCCTGAAAGATTGCATGACAACGGTGGGATTCTGGAAAGATGATGCGCTAGTCTGCCGAGAGATTGTAGAAAAGTTTTGGGCAGATATTCCCGGAATTTATATCAGGATCACAGCGCTATGATGGCAGTCAGGACAGTTTTTAATCTTTTCTGCGACAGTTGGCAGCTGTATCGGAAATATATCGTTAAAGCATTAAACGAAGATAATCTGGATGGATTTATCCAGGAGTCAGGAGATCTCTTCCGGAAGTACGGGCAAGATCCGTTTGCAAAAGATCTGTTGCTGGCTGTGACAAACGAGATTGAGAGGAAGAAGGTGGATGAAAAATGAAGCGTAAGAAATATGACCCATACATAGCTTCGATATGGGGAAGTATGGCGAATTTTATGGGATTCTATCAGGCGTGGGTTCAGACCTGCGCAACGCTCAACAGAAGCATAGATAATCCAAACAGGAGATTGGCTAGACGGTGGAATATTAGAGGAAGATTGAAATAGTAGAAAGGAGTCAGCCTCCGGCCGGGGCAAGGGTATACCGGGCTTATTGAGAAAATGATTAGAGATTTAATTATAGACTGCTTCGCCGGCGGAGGCGGAGCAAGCGTAGGAATAGAGATGGCGCTGGGGCGGCCGGTTGATATTGCAATTAATCACGATCCAGATGCAATTCTGATGCATAAGACGAATCATCCGGACACGCTGCATCTGACGGAGGATATCTTCCGGGTGGATCTGAAGAAGTACGTCAAAGGCCGACACGTGGCTCTGATGTGGGCATCGCCGGACTGTACGTCGCATTCAAAAGCAAAAGGCGGGAAACCCCGAGAGAGAGGCCTGAGGATTCTTCCGTGGGCGGTATATAAACACGCAAAAGCAATCCTTCCGGATGTGATCCTGATGGAGAATGTGGAAGAGATACAGCAGTGGGGACCGCTGGACGCAGAGGGACATCCGATCAAGGAGCGGCAGGGAGAAGACTATCAGAAGTTTATTACAGCTATGAAGTCGCTCGGATATGTGTTTGATTGTCGGGAACTTGTTGCAGCAGACTATGGAGCACCGACGACACGGAAACGCTGGTATGCGATATTCCGACGGGATGGACAGGAAATTGTCTGGCCGGTACCGACACATTTTAAAGATCGGGAGCCGCGGTGGAAAGCCTGTGGGAATTATATAGACTGGTCAGATCTGGGGAAATCCATATTTGACCGAAAGAAGCCGCTGGCAGATGCAACAATGAAGCGGATCGCAAACGGGATCCGGAAATATATCGTTGATAATCAGGAACCATATGTTGTGAAGGGCAAAGAGGCGGCTTCCTTCCTGATTCAGTATCACGGAGAGACAAAGGCGGGAGATTCCCGGGGACAGTTACTCACTGATCCGATCAAAACCATAGACACCAGTAACCGTTACGGGCTTGTGACGGCGTTTATCACAAAGCTCTACAAGAGCGGCATCGGGCAGGGATGCGACGAACCGTTGCACACAATAACAACCTCACCGGGACATTTCGGCTTGATATCTGCATTCCTGATTAAGTATTACGGATCAGGAGGAGGACAGGAGGTGACGGAACCTCTTGCAACAATCACCACGAAGGACCGGTTTGGACTGGTAAATGTGGTGATGGATATTCACGGGGAGAAATACATACTGAAAGATATATTCCTACGGATGCTGAAACCGGAAGAGCTGAAACTGATGCAGGGATTCCCGAAGGATTACATAATCGACCGGGATTACAGCTGGAAGCCGTATCCGATTGCAAAGCAGGTGGCGCGAATCGGGAACAGCGTGGTTCCAATTATGGCACAGAAACTGGTCGAAGCGAACTGTCCATATCTGAAGGTTGGTGAGCGAGTACCGAATTTTAGGACAGAGGAAGAGGAAACCGGGTAGATCAAGTTTGCCTAAAAACAGAACAAACGAAAGGAGAGCAGAGATGGAGCGATTAACGCATAAAGCCAGATATGAAGCGGGATATAAGCTGAATAAGGGCGTGAAAGAATGGCAAGCGTCAGATAGACTCGGCGCTTACGAGAACACCGGCCTCACCCCGGAGGAGATCATGGAGCTGAAGGAGCGGGATACGGCGAAAGCGGCGACTATCACCGGGTACAATAGAGCTGTAGGATGCAAAGTGGGAGAGTGCCAAAAATGCGGTACAATGGCCAGGGATTACATGAATTTTTGTAACGACTGCGGACAACGGTTGAAGTGGGAGGAATGAAATGCAGGAATTAGAGAAGACTCTGGAAGAATTGAAAAGAATTAAAGACGGAAACAGGAAAGAGAAACTATATGCGAAGTATCCACCGAATAGCAAAGATCAGGAAGTGCTTAATGCGTATTCACAGGGATATGAGGATGGTACAGACAACTTTTACAACGCCGCAGCGGAGATTATCCGCAAGTACATGAATGACGGCTGGATCCCGGTGGGGGAGCGGCTGCCGGAAGATGGAACATATCTTTGTACGCTTGCTGGAGAGCTATGCGGGATTGAAGAACCATTTACCGGAATGTGTGGGATAGAAAATGGCATATGGGATGAACCGGATTGTGTTATCGCCTGGCGTCCTCTTCCAGAGCCGTACCGCCCGGAAAGGAGCGAGCGATAATGCTCCTGTGGATGTGTACCGTAGCGGGTGCTATAGTTGGCGGAAATTGCATGAGTCCGGAAGGCTGGTTTTGGCTTACAGTTGGATGTTATGTGTGGCATATAATTTGGAATCGAACAAAGGAGTGATAACCATGACGGAGAATGAAGCGATTGAAGCATTGCGGTTAATCAACACAAGTAGAGTACATCCGTTTTATAGCTGGGAAGAAATGGCAGAGGTAAGAGATATAGCAATCTCCGCCCTCAAAGAAATCCAGCAGTACCGCAAGATCGGGTCCGTGGAAGAGTGCCGGGAAGCGGTGGCGAATAAGAAAAAAATGTGAAAAGCAGTGGCATAACGACATGGAAAATCCGCTTGAACCGATCAAAGTCTACAGTGCATTAAAAAGCGAAATTTTAAAGCTAGAGTTACGGATAGAAAATAGGCCAAAAGATATAAGCATTCTGGATTATACGGTTATCGCAGCATTGCAAAAAGTTTTGAAGAATAATTTGGAGGGAATGGAAGATGAGTGAGATTTGTTGCAAAGGCACAGGAGCGCCGGGAACAAGATGCGAATATGATGATGCGTGGTTTTGTAAAAATCCAGACTGCAAAACCCCTGTGCTGACATCTACAATGCTTGGAGCACATCCGAGCGGATGCCCTAAAATTTACGAATGGAACAGGAGGGCAGACAATGAGACTGATTGATGCTGACGAACTCATAGAGAGGATAGAAAAATGGATGCCGAAAGATCCGTGTGGAAGAGAACAGACCGTAGAAGAAATAATAGCGACCGATATAGCGGTATCTGTATGCATGGAAATTGAGGAAGCGCCGACAGCCTTTGACAAGGAAAAGGTGATTGAGAAAATTAATAGAGAAATAGAATATCATCATGAAAAGTCAAAAATCGCTAGTATGGAAATTCGCGCATATAGTGATGGAGCAGAACGGGCGTATCATCTTTTACGAAGCATTGTCGAGAAAGGTGGGATTGAATGAAAAAGGCCAATCTGATACTGGGCAGAAAGTATCTGCACCGGCGCCACACCGTAATAGCCGGCATCCCGAGACAGGCCGAGCGA